GGGCCGCGAGGTCACGGACGAGGAAGCCGCCGAGATCGGCGTGTACTTCTACCTCATCGGCAAGATGGCACGCTGGACCGACTCGATCCGGCGTGGGACCCGTCCTTCGGACGATACCCTGTTTGACATCGGGGTTTACGTCCGCATGACTCAGCGAATCAGAGATTCCGGGGGATGGCCTGGGGTTATTACCAAGAAGGAGAACGAATCATGACCGAACCTGCAATGAGTATCGCGGAGGTCTGGGCTGGGGTCCTCAGCCTGGGCTACGAGAAGACCCGCCTCGACCGGGCCGAAAAAGGCAATCTGGCGATCGAGGTCGGCTACGGCTCCTGGACGATCCGGCTCCGCATGTACAATAACCGCGAGTTCGTCGATCGTTGGGATATCTCAACCCGTGCTTACGCGGGCGTGCCGGATGGCAAGGAGTCCCTCGCGAAGATCCTCGCGGAGATCCAGAGATTGGAGGGGGAGCAGGCATGAACGACCTCATCTACCTCGCCCAGCCGATCGACCTCGCCCAGCCTGAGCGAGCTCTCGATGTGGCTCGGTTCACCGCAACCTTGACGCAGACCTCGCTGGACCGGGGGATTGCGCTCTACTCGCCCGCGATGGCGTGGACCCTCGACCCGAACAAGGTCCACAACCCTGAACTGGTAGAGGAGGTCAACGGGCTGGCCCTCGCCCTGTCCGGGAGGGTGGTGGCGATGGTCTACCCGGGGATGAGGTCCTTCGGGGTCCCGCTGGAGATCGGGTCGGCGGTGAACCGGAAGATCCCGGTGGACGTGGTGAACGTCGCGAGTGACGCCTACAAGCCGGGGGTGTCTTTGTCCGCGTTGATCCAGCGTGGTCGGGTCCGGTTCTACCAGACCACGGAGTCGTTCTTTAAGGAACTGGAGTCGGGCGAATGAACGCGGAGTCCACAGATATCGCCTTCCATGATCTGTTCGTCCAGTACAGCGACCGGGCCACGGGCGAGCTGTTCCGCGCTCACCCGGGCGATGCTGGACTCGACCTGTTCTGTTCGGAGGAGGCGACCATCGCACCGGGCCAGTTCGTTGATGTCCCACTCGGGGTCAGCGTCGAGATCCCGCATGGTTATTGGGCGATGCTTACCGGCAGGTCCTCGACGCTCCGGAAGCGTGGCCTGCTGGTGAACCAAGGGGTCATCGATCAGGGGTACCGGGGTCCGTTGTTCGCGGGTTGCTGGAACCTCACGGATGAAACCGTGGTCGTGCCTCGGGGGGACAGGGTGGCTCAGCTCATCCTGCTCCCCTTGTGGACGGGCAACCCCGTCGCGGTGTTGCACCTGAATGAGTCTTCGCGAGGATCGTCAGGATTCGGTTCCAGCGGACTCTGAATTAACCTCGGGGGAGGTGGGACCCTCGGGCTCCGGAAGGGGTCCGAGGGTCCGTTCATGTTGCGACACGCCCGGATCACATATTGACTTGACAAGAAGGCAAGTCATATGATAAAATAAGAATTACAAGGTTGAGGAAAAGCCAAAACACCAGAAACAAGGAGAACCAAAATGAACGCCACCACCACCACCACCACCACCACCACCGCCACCACCACCGCCACCGGCTGCAAGTGCGGCTGCGGTCGCCCCACCAACAACACCTACGCTCCCGGTCACGACGCCCGCCACGTTAGCCTGATGATCAAGGAGGTCATGGACAAGGGCACCAGCCGCGAAGCCGCCCGCGCTCAGCTCCCCTCGGTCGCGCTGCAGATCAAGTTCGACAACGCGATCACCAACGCCATCAACAAGGCCATCGCCCGCATCGAGCGCGAAGAGGCCAAGCTCGCCCGCAAGGAGGCCAAGCGCGCAGCCAAGGAGGCCAAGAGCGCAGCCAAGGAGACCAAGACCAAGACCGAGCTCATCGAGATCACCGAGGTTAAGGTTGGTCGCTGGTGGTACCCGATCGCTCAGATCACCGATGAGGTCATCGTCTACACCAAGCGCGACGGCTCCGAGGCCACGACGCGACTCGACGCCAAGGTTCGCTGAATCACCCCCACAACCCCCGGTCCGATAAGGGTCCGGGGGTTCATTTTTGTCCCGGTTTGATACACTGTGCGTATGGGGATCGCGAAGACTGCAGGCCGGAAGACCCGCCGATTCAAGGCTCTGAGGAAACAGCTCAGGGACCTGGGCCTGCCCTGTTACCTGTGCGGGAACGCCATCGACTACACCAAGACCGCACCCCACCCCGACAGCTTCACAGTGGAACACGTGAAGCCCAGGTCTAAATATCCCGAACTGGCCGAAGACCCCGGCAACCTTAAATCCGCGCACTTCGGCTGTAACAACGCCAAGGGAGTCCGCGAGGATGAGGCCGGTCTCGGCATGACCTCGAAGGACTGGTAACCATGACAGAGATCCCCGAATCGGTAGTGACCGCTACTGAGATGTCGATCGAAGCCGCTACCCACCTGACCAAGATGGACGCGGGAGCGATCTCTACCCTAATGAAACTGGCCGAACAAGTCGACTACCTTATCGCACATAACGGTCTCAACAGCTCGGACAAGTTCGACAACGTATCGATCCCGACCTACCTGAAGTACTGCAACGACCTCGGGCTCACCCCCGCAGGCAGGGAGAAGCTCCCCACCAAGAAACCTAAGGCAGGGGGAACCCTCGCCGCTATGAAGGCAGGGCTCGGTGCAGTCTAACCTGAAGGTCAAGGTCCGAGGGAAGGAGGCCCCACGGATCTACACCAAACCCCTACGGAAACTGACCCCCCAGACCTCCCACGGATTCAGCGCGATTCAATTCGCTGAACAGGCGCTGGGTATGAATCTGCTCCCGTGGCAGAAGTGGCTACTGATCCACATGTTGGAGGTGCTCCCCTCGGGCCGGTACCGGTTCCGCATCGTCGTGGTGCTGGTCGCTCGCCAGAATGGTAAATCTACAGTCTCGCAGGTGCTCGCCCTGTGGTGGATCTACGTCCGAGGACTGAAGACCGTACTCGGCTCGGCCCAGGACCTGGACACCGCCGAGAAGATCTGGCGCGGAGCGGTCGAGATGGCCGAAGCCGTCCCGGAGCTCGAAGAGATGATCGAGAAGATTGTCGAGGTGAACGGCAAGAAGGCACTGGTCGTCAAGGATACCGACGACCTCGGGAAGACTGTTTACCGGGAATACCGGGTTAAGGCGTCCGGCAGGCGGGCTGGTCGAGGGTTCACCGGCCAGGGGGTGGTGCTGGATGAGCTCCGCGAGCAGAGGACGTGGGAGGCGTGGTCCGCGTTGACCAAAACTACGATGGCTAAGCCGAACGCGCAGATCGTCGCCCTGTCGAACGCGGGCGATATTTCGTCGGTTGTGCTGTGGCACCTCCGCAAGCTCGGACACCGAGCCCTGGGGGACCCCGATGGGATCTGCGCAGACGATGAACAGCTCGTTGAACTACACGACCTGCTCGAAATCGGGGATGACTGGGAGGACGACCCCCGGTTTGAGCAGGATGAGGAACAGCAGCAGGAATACGGCGACGACGACCTCGGCCTGTTCGAGTGGTCAGCCTCACCGAACTGTGACAAGTGGGATATCGAGGAGTGGGCGCAGGCCAACCCGTCGATGAACTGGACCATTGACGACGAGACTGAGGTGACTGATGCAGCGATCCGGTCCGCCTGCCGCAGCGACCCTGAGTGGGAGTTTCGCACCGAGGTCCTGTGCCAGTGGCAGCACGGTCGCGCCCAGTCTGAGTTCCCAGGCACCTCGTGGGAGGATATCGTGGACCCGACCTCCACAATCGTCGGTCCGGTCCGTGTCGGGGTCGAGATGAGCTTCGACCGTAGATGGACCTACGTATGCTTCGCTGGTAGAAACCAAGAAGGTAAGATTCACGTCGAGGCCGTCGCTCGCAGAGCGGGCGATGATTGGCTTGAAGACTGGCTCATGGATCCGAAGCGGAGACACCTGATCGAGGCCGTTACGGGTCAGTGGAAGGGAGCTCCGATCTCTCCGACGCTCCAGGACCTGAAGGACCTGTTCGATGACCCGGACGACCCGTTTGATGTCCCGGTGGTGCCGTGGGAGGGCTCCAATATTACAGCCGGGTTCGCCCGGTTCCACGATGCTGTTCGGGATGGTGGCGTGGTCCGCCTCCCGCAGCCGACGTTGAAGCTCGCTGGGGTTAATGCTGTTACGAAGAAGGCCGGAGACGGTAAAATGTGGGATAGGTCGATGTCTCCCGTGGACATCGGGTCGCTGATCGGATGTAATGCCGCGTTCTGGCTGGTGGATCAAGAGGTTGGGTCCGTAGCCAGGTCGGCTTATGAGAGCCACGGATTGGTGACGGTATGAGAGGGTGTAACTAATGGCCGGATTCCTGACCCAAGCTAAGGGATTCTGGGACAACGTACTATCGCAGGTCGAGGGACGGATCTTCACCCCCAGCGTCACCCGGGTTGGCATGGACCTGAGCGAGCTCAACGGGGGGTGGAACGACGCAGAAATCGCGTCTAGGGTGCACGCTGCTCTAGGTATCGCCAAGGGCATGAGCCCTGCTGACATGTACCGAGCGCAGCCCCACCTGCGTAACGTCATCTCATTCCTGGGTCGCAACATCGCCCAGGTCCGGGTCCACGTTTACGAGGTGGTATCCGAGAATGATCGGGTCCGCCGCCGTGACTCTCTCACCGCTCGGGTGCTCCGCAAGCCCAACCCCCAGTCGACCGGCTACCAGCTCATGTATGGGCTCGTGGTCGACAAGAAGCTGTACGATGTCGCCTACTGGCTGTTGACGTGGGATCGTGGTCTGCCGCAGCTCTGGCGTGTCCCTCCGACCTGGGTGGAGCGGGTCGACAAGAACCCGTTCGAGATCAGCCACTACCGGATGAAGACCTCCCGGGGGACCGTGGACGTCTCCCCGGAGGATATCATCGAGTTCCGGGGCTACGACCCGACCTCAACCACTAAGGTATCGCCCGCGATTGTCTCGCTCCGTGAGATCCTCAGTGAGCAGATCGCCGCGACGGTCTACCGGTCGCAGGTGTGGGAGCGGGGTGGCCGAGTCTCGTCTGTCTTGAAGCGTCCAGCCGGTGCGCCTAAGTGGAGTGACGAAGCAGCTACCCGGTTTAAGCGTGACTGGCGGGCGAAGTGGACCGGCCAGGGCGAAGATGCTGGAGGGACCCCGGTCCTCGAAGACGGTATGGAACTGCAGCGGATCGACTTCAATGCCAAGGAGCAGGAGTGGGTCGACGGGATCAAACTGGGGCTGTCTATCGTGGCCGCAACCTACCACGTCAACCCGACGATGGTCGGGCTCCTCGATAACGCCAATTACTCCAACGTCCGCGAGTTCCGGAAGATGCTCTACGGTGACACGCTCGGCCCAGACTTCGAGGATATCCAAGAGGTCATCAACGCGGAGCTCCTGCCGAGGATCGGTGAAGAACACCTGTACGCCGAGTTCAATATCGGGGCGAAGCTGCAGGGCAACTTCGAGGAGCAGGCCCAGTACCTGCAGTCCGCTACCGGTGCCTCGTACATGACCCGGAACGAGGCCCGCGCCCGTCTGAACTTGCCCGCGATTGAAGGAGCCGACGAGCTGGTCGTCCCCCTGAACGTTCTCGAAGGCGGGATGGCATCTCCGACGGACTCGGACCCCTATAAGGGTCTTCGCATACCCGGGAATACCCCTCAGGCCCTCGGGGATACCAAGGAAGGCCGGGGAGAGGTATCGGAGCCGGAGACAGGGGTGGCAGAGAAGGCCGGGTCTAGCGCAGCAGACCGTAGGGCATATCAGAAGGCCCTGGAGACCTTCTTCCGTCGGCAACGCTCGGTGGTCCTATCGAGGATGGGCGCGAAGAAGGAGGCATGGTGGGATCAAGACCGGTGGAACCGGGAGCTCTCCAAGGACCTGTACCGGCTCCACATCAGCACCAGCGCGGCAGCAGCTAAGCGGGCTCTATTCAAGGCGCGGCTAGACCCGAACATGTACGACGAGGAGTGGACCTACGAATACTGGGAGAAGGTGGCGGAGGAACAAGCCGAAAGGATCAATAAGTCCACCAAGCAGAACCTCGACCGGGCGACGGATGAGGATTCCGACGTGACCGCCGAACATGTGTTCGACGTTGCGGAGGGTTCACGTGTCAAGAACCTCGCGACGACCATGGCTAGCAGCGTCGCGGCCTGGGGGATCTTGGAAGCCGGGAAGCAGACCGGT